GTTGTGTACTATTCTAATGATTACTCATTAGAAGTAAGGTTACAATCAGAAGACCGAGCGCATAGAATAGGGCAAACATCGAAAGTGACATACGTAGATTTAATGGCGGATCATACTATAGATGAGAAAATTGTGAAAGCGTTAAATGCTAAAATAGATTTGGCTAGTCAAGTTATGGGAGAAGACCCAAAGAAAATATTGTTTGGTTAATTATCAAATATGTCTTCGACAAAGGGATTATTTGTAACATATCCACCATCTGCATAAACTTTTGCAGCTTCTTTTTCTACTGTTGTGGTAATTCCGCTTGGATGCTCCCCTGCCATAATTTGATCATATTCCCCTTTCATTCCTAAAATATCTAAGATACCAAGCACGCCTGGAACTTTACCTCCAAGTTTAGTTATTGTATTTACTATTCTAGATCCTAACCCATCCGTAGGATCAATATTCATTTGCGGTTGCCCTCTAGTAAGTCTATCTATTAGAGAAAATTGTTGTTTAGATAAATCTGAACCGTCATTAACCGCTAAACTGTACCCCTCTGCTATTAGTCTTTTTGCTTGTTGCACGCTCGGTGTTTCTTCGTTACCACTTAATAAACTTTTATTCATAGCTATAGGAACAACATCATTACCTTTTGTAAAAAATATATTACCACCTACTTGCATTATGTCAGACATATTATTTTTCCAATACTCGTTCGAGCAATACTTCGAGTCTTATTACTCGTTCTTTTATTTCTGGGATGTCTGACAATATTATTTTTTCTAGTTGTACTTGCTTTGATTCAACTGCTTGTAATCGTGTTGACATCATTCCGTAGGTTGCACCTGCGGTCACTAAGATCAATCCGACCCAGATAATATTTTTAAGACTATTATCCAATGCTATCCGCCATCATTTTTAATTTTTCAAAGGTAGACATGTTTTGATATTTGTTTGTTGAGCCGCCCTCGTTAAAACGCATTGTTGGATAACCAGTGAAATATGGATCAGCGTTGCTATTAAGAATATCAAGAGCTTCTTGTGATCCACCTTCTGATGGAAATGCTTTATTTCCAACCATATCTAGACCTGTGTTTACCTTTCCTTCTGTTCTAACTCCTCCCGCTGGAAAGTTAGGACCTGCTCCCATAAAAGCTTGATTAGTAAATATATCAAGATTAGGATCTGCAGTATTCATATCTATCTGTTCTCTTAATCCTTCTGTTGTTTGATCAGGAGCACCTGAAAGATTTATAGCACCCTGATCAGTCAAATCAAATTGTCCTGTAACAGGAGCTTCCTCTTCAATATTTACATCATCTCTTATAATCATTCCTTGTTTTTGTTTTGATCTTTCAAATTGTTCATCTATGTTAAATCTCAGCTCAGCATCATCAACAGTAAAATCAGTTCCTTCTACTTGATTAATAAAATCTATTTTATTTTGTTTATCAGCAGCTACAGGATCAAAAACATTTCCTGGTGTTAATGCTGCATCTATTGCCGCTTTTTCTGTGTCAAAAATATTTTCATCATCAAGAAAACCCATGTCTTGTGGGGACACAAAAGAAGTATTAACAGCTTCTTGTAAATTCATATCTGCTGGACTAACTAAAGGTTCTTTTTCACCTTTAATAATTTCTGTGTTTGCTACTTGTTCAGTATTCATTTGCGGTTTAAAAAAATCAACAAAGTTTTTAAAGCCCCCGTCTGGTCTGTTTACTGGTGTATTTAATATTTCTTGTTTTCTTCTGTTAGCTTTTATACCTTGATCTGCAGCAAATAGAGGTCCTATTCCTGGTATAAATCTAGGCATTACATTCATCATAAAATTAGCAAAAGGTGCTCTTCTTGCATATGCTGCCTTCAGTTCAGGAGAAGAGTTAACAAGTCTATTCATTTGTCTAGAATACTCAGGTCGCTCATCACTATAAAATCCTAATATTGATTGTCCTGCAGCATTTAATGAACCATCAGCTCTATAATATTTGCTTTTTTTACCAAGTTCTTCTGGACCAAGTTCTCCTTTTGAATTAACAAAATCCTTTGCAAATTTTTCAGGCATATCTGTTACAATAGATGCAACGCCTGCGCTTTTATTTTTTAAATCTTGATTGTCTCGTATAAAACGATCTAATTGTTCATCAGCTTTTTCTTGTTCAGGAGCTCTATATGTAGTTGTGCCTTTACCTTTTTTATCAAAGGTCGTTCTCTGACGTGGTGGTCTTATAGCCATTATACTCTCCTACTTCCCATAGCGATTGCTTGATCAAGATTGCCGCCAGCTAATGCTACGCGTTGATCATCTGTTAATTGTTTTGTTGCTTGTTCCATACCTAATCCTACTCCAGTGTTTTGTACCACTTGATCGAAGTCTACGTCAAGGAAAGGATCGTAGGCCGCGGTCACATTTTCGCCTACCGTTTCTGCCTGTACAGTTTCAATGTCTCTTGCTACTCCTTGTGCATCCATACTAAATTCATTTTTACTATCTACTTTGGATAATTCTACACCTGCAGCTCTACCATCATTACCTATTGCAATATTCATATTTTCTGAACCAGGGTAAGATACATTGTTATCTGCCATAAAGATCATATACTTCATAACATCGTACGGATTACCTGTGTCAAGGTTTTGTAGTTCTACTGGTATATCTTCTTTAGGTTCGTTCATGCCTGCAACTAACTCAGGTGATAGTGCAATAGTATTAATTAAAGCTTGACGTCTTGCTAAGTCAGACAATTCAGGATTCATAACTTTTGTTAGCCCATCCATAAATTTAGGATCAGCCATTTTACTCATACCGTATCTCGCTGCTAGTACGAGACCAACATTACCAAAAGGATTGTTAGCAACGAAACCAGCAAAGGCTAAGTTTGTAATAGCATTAACACCACCTAAGAAACCACGACGTTTAACAAAGGCAGATACATCACCAAAACTTGTTTGTTGTATTTGTTCACCTAGAGCTAATACGTTTTGTATTTTATCATACTGTTCTTTACCAAAAATTAATTCAAATGATTCTTTTGTATTAGGGTTATCTAAACCAAAAGATTTTTTTAAAGCAGCTATATCAATAATTGGAATATTAAAATTTTTTGTTAATACTTTACTTACAGGTTCTTTACCTGTTATGAAACCCATACCTCTTGCACCAAGCCCAGCTTCACCTGTAACATTTAAATTACCACTTACATATTTTGTAGTAGCTCGTATTTGATCATCAATATAAGATCTTGCTACAGCTTTAACAGGGTCTACCACTCTACCATCATCTAATTTTATTGGAGGCATAGCTGTCTGCATTTCTTTTATGGCAGACGGCGAGTACAAAGTTTCATCATTAAATAATATTTTTAATACTTGCTCTCCTGTAAGTTGCGTTGGATCAACATCATCTGTCATTTTAGCAATATTTTTATCAGCTAAACCAAGTATCTGTGCTGTTCTACCTTTAGTGTAGTTTACATTATTAAAGAAAAAGTCATTAGCGATACCCATAGCACCACTAAATTGATTTACTAAAGCTTGCTTGCCAGGATCATCAAATTTTTTAAAGTTTTCAAAATCATTTAATGTTTTAATCATAGCATCTGTAAAATTATCAACTCCTCCTAATTCTGTGCCAAGTTTAGGGTCTCCCGCTGCTTGTCTTTTCATAGCATTGAATTGTTTCTGCAGCATTTTAAATTGTCTACCTGTAATATGATCGTCAGCTAAGTATTGAAAGTCTATAAGGGCATCAACAAACTCATCTGATTTTCCCGTAAATCCTTGTAATAACTCATCAACACTTTGTGGTCTACTGTAGTCAGGTTGATTTAATCGTAGATTTGTTTTTTGTTTATCACGTTTACCACCATAATACATGAGCTCTAAATTCTCAGCTACCTCTTTTATTCTAGCTGTAGGAATAAAAGCATCATTTACTTTGTCAGAAATTTTAAAGGCTCTGTTATACAAAGCTGTCTTCGTAGATGTAAATTTATTAATCATTGTTTTAAAACTTTTACTAGAAACTACATTGGCATCTTTAAATAAACCAATTGGTGATAAATCATTCAATACATTATTAACTTGTCTTGCTAATGCTACTTGTTGTGCGTTTTGTGCTTGTCTTGCTTTTGTAGCAACAAAAGGAAATAAACCAATTACAGAACCTGCACCTTTTACAAAACCAGAGGAAGACGTAGAAAATACGTTCATTGGAATATCATATCGTTTAGCAATTTCTAACATGTTAGCATTAATAGGAACCATTTTACCAGCTTCGTCCATTACCTCACCAACTTGAAGTGTCATGTTTTTATCTACACCAATTGATTTACCAAGTAATCTTTTAACAAGAGGAAAGATGTGCTGTAACCCCATCGCACCACCTGACCATAATAACTCTTCTCTTGCATCCATTAAGTTACGTATCTGTTCATTGTTTTTATACGCAGCTTCAGGATCAGGAAGTTGCATTATAATACGTGTCATGTCATTAATTTTATCATATATTAAATTACCACCATATTTTACGGCAGTGTTTGTCCCTACAATTGTAGCAAAACCTAAAGCAGGATTCTTACGTAGTGCATTAAAAAATAAATTTTTTGCAGTAGTATTTCCATACACAGGATTTAATCTTCCTGAGTCGTTTAATAATCCAGCCGCTAAAGCCATATCTGTTCCAATAACTCCGACATCTGTTAGTAATCTTTTTGGATCAGTTTGACTTAAATCTCTTCCAAACATATCTTCACCAGGGCCAGCTATAACAGCAGCTCCTGTATTAACTATACCTTCAGCCATTTTACTAAAGTCAGGAGATGCACCACCTGGCAACATTTTAGTTATTTCTGCCGCTGTAGTACCAATGTTTACAGCAGGACCAGCAGGTGTGTCATATGCTTTCGTTGCTTGTTCTTTTATTAAAGTTCCAATTGGATCGTTAATTAAATTTTGTCGTCTTTCACCTAAAGCCGCTGCTTCATTAATTAATCCTGATTGATTTTTTTGTAACTCTGTTGCAATAATTTGATTAAGTGTGTCTACCTCTAATTGATCTCTTGGAAAACCTTGTTCTGGTGTTTGATTATTAACTAAATCTCTAACTTGTATTTTAATTTTTTTATTTATTCCATGTTGATTCATGTCATATTCGTAAATTACGCTAGCCATTAGTTAGTTACTCCTATTGAATAATCAAATGAAGCACCAGGTACAATTCCTGATGTTTGTGCACCAGGTTTTACATAGCCTTTAGCTTTAGTGTCTGTACTATATTCATAAGTTCTATCTCTATTGTATGAGCCATAACCTAGTTCTATAAGTTTATCAAAATAGTTATCCGTGCCCGTGCCATACATAATTTGTATGTTTGCTAAAGCGTCTTCTCTACTTCTCTCTAATTGGGTTCTAAGCACACCAATTTTTGAAATAACGTCTGCAGATGAATCACCATAAATGTTTAAATCTTTTGCTGCACGTTCAATATCATCTAAGTTTAATCGACCTGATGATTTACGTGCTCTTGCTATTGCATAAATAATTGAGTTAGCTCTAACTTGGTTGGCTGGTAAATCAGAATCAAACAATCGTAATTTTTTAAATATTGCTCGCTTTTCTTCATCTGCAGATCTACCACCTGTTCCTTCAAAACGTTCTTCTCCAAATGCATTGACACCACTCGTCGCTGATTCAACGCGCATTTGTGCTAAACCTGTCGCTGCTAATTGATCAAAAACATTATTTGCTGATTGTAAAGCTGCTACTTCTTCAGGTGGTATTTCACCACTTGCTATCTTAGCTTGAGTTTCTGGATCTTGTAAATATAAATTTATAGTAGTAGAAAGGTTTTGAAACTTTGTCATTTTTTCACCTTTATATTGTCCAGTTTCATAAACTAAAGCTTCTTGATTATTAAACTGCACCAAATCATCGTCACTAAAAAATTCATTAAATTGCTCATTATATAAATCACTAAATATTTGTGCATATGTTTGAAAACGTCCTTTAATACCTGCAATAAAACCAGCTCTTCCTGGTCTTTCAATAAAAGATGTTTCTAATTCATCAAGTGTTAATAACGCTCTGTCTGTTGTTTGTAGACCTGTTAACAAATCTCTAAAGGTTGTCATACCTTTTGCTGATTTAAAGTCATTTGGTGAACCTGTAATTGACAAAGGCACTTCTACAATACCTTCAGGGTTTTCTATAAGTTCCATGATAGGATAACCATCTGAACCCATTTTATTTGTTGGTCTATAATATTGAGGAGGCGTGAGCCCTGTTCCGTCCTCCGTGATGTTTTGTACAACAAACGCGTCAAACGGAGTTCCTACGTCTCCATTCTCATCCGTGTAAGCAATCTGTACTTGTTTTGGTTTTATACCGTCTAATTGGTAATCCATAAATTTACCTTGTGCTGCTTTCATTACCTCGTTGTAAAGTTGCATTTGTTGTTTGTTTTGACTTAAAACAGCATCATAATTCATGTTTGCAATGTTCATCAATATACCTCTGTTTGATTCATCAATTGCTTTTTTTTCTAATATGTCTTGTGCATCTCGTTGTAGCTTTGCAGTTATCTTTGCTGCATTATTTTGTTTAGCTTCATTAGCTTGAGCCATTTTTATTTTAGATAAATCGCCTGCAAGTTGTGCACCTGAGTCTGCTAGTACTGCACCTATTCTACCACCTTCCGTTGGTCTCATTAAACCAAAACCAAATTGTGCTAAAGCTAATTTTTTTTGACCACTAAAATCAGTAGGCGCATACATTTTATCTAATTGTTCATCTGTAAGTGAAGGCGTACTGTATTGAGGATCATTAGGGTCACGCAAAAAAGGCAACAAATAACTTGCTGCATCTAACGGCAATATGTTTGGTTCTTCAGGAAAAAACTGACTAGAAATAGTTTTAGGATATTGTCCTACAGGCGTAACCTCATCGACAGTTTCATCGAATACGTCATCTACTCCGATTTGTTGGTCTGGTCTAGTTACCATTTATCCTCCTAAATTGTTCCAAGGCCGAAGGCGCCGCCTCCACCTTGATTATTTAATATACCATATGTTCCAAGTCCTGCACCAATAGCACCTAATAATGGGTTAGTGTATGGTGGTGTTTTGTATTGAGCAGTTGCTTGATATGCAGGTAAACCTTGCATAATATCAGAGAAGTATCCTAATCGTTTAAGTGGCTCTTGTTGAGCTTCCGTAGCTAATCTAAATTGTTCATTCATTCGCTGTTGTTCTTGAGCTTGTTGTGCTCCACCTAAAGTAAATAATGATCCTAGACCTTGCTGTTGCATGCCAAATTGTTGTGCTCCGAGGCCCGCGACCTGTGCTCCAAGTTGCGATGTTTGCTGACCCAGATTAGCTTGTGTTTGACCAAGTTGACCAAATATAGGAGCTGCTGACAACTGTCTACCTCTTGCTGACTCAGAAGTTCCAATAGCTTTTGATTGTGCTTGTTCAAAGTTTTGTGCGAGATCTTGAAATATTCTTCGTGATTTAATGTCTTGTAAATTTTTATCTAGCTCTGCTTCTTGTACTGCTTGTCTTGAACCACCAAAGGCGCCTATGTTTTGCGCTTGATCTTGAAGTTGATTTCGTTGCATCGCAGCTTGCTGATCCATTTGCTTTAATGCTTCTTTAGTTACATCACTTTGATACTGATTAAAAAATTGTTTGTAGTTACTTGTAGATGGATCAAATTGTTGTTGAGCTGCTTGTAATGATGGAATGCCCATTGCTGATGTTGTTTGACCAGCACCAATTCCTTGCATGCCAACACCAACTGCATCTTGAGCTGTTTTAAAAAATGGATCAAAAGCTGCACCTGCACCAGTAGGTTTGCCTGTTGTAGGATCTATACCATATAATCCTGCTGTGCCCTGAATAGCACCCGACTGTAAGGGTTGAAATCCTGCAATACCCTGTTGTGGAATACCGCCAGCATAGGGAGCCTTTGTAGCGTCAAAAGCGCCTTGTAAAAGATTACGTTGAAACTCTTCAATATATGCAGGTGGTTGCGCGAAACCATAATTAACAGCCATTATACTATACCTCTGCCTTTCGAAGATTCTGGATCTAATTTGTTCATCATATTATACATTGCTTTTGGTCCGCCTGCATTATCCACAGCTTTTGCTGTAAATACAAACTCGCCATCACTTAACATCGCTGGAATCTTGTCATCTTTTGGTCCGCCAGGTCCACTTATCATTCCCATTTTTGGAGGAAAGAAAGCTGTAATGCCTGGATTGTCTTCTATTTTATTCATCATTTGATTGCTTGACATGTCAGCACTTAAACCTGGAACTCCTGTTGATTCACCACCTTTTGCTAAAGCTGGTATCATTCCTGATATTTTATTATTAGGGTTAAAAGGCATTCCGCCCATTCCTCCTGTGCCACCCATTTTTAAAGCATCACCACCCATATTTAATTGAGCAATACCACCTTTTGCACTTTCAATTATTCTACCTTCTGAGTCATATTGAAAGGGTTTATATATTTCAAAACGATCGTCAACAAAGGGGCTACCACCTGTTGGGCTACCATATTTGTTTGTTACAAAATCGTATCTTTCTTTATTTTCTGCTTGTTCTTTAAGAATATCTTTTCGTTCTTGATCATATTGTTTCTTGGCTAAAAAAGCGTTAACAAAAGGTAATAAGTCTTTTATACCACCTAATCCTCCTAATATATTTTGAGCTGTTCCAAGAATACCATCACCTTGTACAACAGTATTTGCTGTTGGGCTTGTTATAACTTTATCAAAACCACCTAATAAGTTTCTTCCTACATTTCCAACTTTACCTAAATTTCCAAATAAAGTCTCTAATCCAAAAGGTTTTCCTCCTGGCATTATTCCTGACGCTCCTAATGTTAGAGCCAGTAATGCTAATTCAGGATTAGCAATTCCTGAGTGATCTTTGGCAAAACTACCTACGTCTCTTATACCTTTACGTACTCTTCTAAAAATCTTCTTTAACATGTACTCCTTAGCAATTCATGATATTGTTATAAAGGCAAGGAGGCTGGCCTTGAAAGATAAGCCTAATTAATACTATATTTATAGGCAAAATATTGCTATATGACAATAGATATTTGCAAGTAGAAAGGAAACCATGTCAACTAAAGTAGATTTTCATGCCATCAGACCTTTTGGTCCGACCATATTACAAGGTAAATTACCTGATAACTTAATTAAAATTCTTGATGATAAAGCAACAGAGTTGTTAAATAATAAAAAACTAGCAGAGAAATATGATCATTCTATGCACTTAGCTGGTAATGTTCAACAAGAAGTTCGTTATCCAGATGAAGAGCTTTTAAGCAAACCTTTTAGTCAAGTAGTCGATGCTCTTGGTAAAATAGTTTATCAATATATTTCTATACCTCCTGCTAGTGATACTATCTCACCTACCTTTGTTGGTCAGTTGGTAGTAGAATCTATGTGGGTCGTGAGCCAGTGGGCGGGAGACTTTAATCCTTTTCATGTACATCAAGGTGAATTGTCAGGTGTTATCTATTTACGAGTGCCTCCTAGTCTTAAAGACGAATACGCAAAAGAAGATCACTATCCATGTGTCGGTGATATTGTTTGGCATTCTGGTCAAGCTGCTACGTTTAGTGGACATAAACATCAAGCAACCCCTGAAGTAGGTGCTATATATTTATTTCCTTCTTGGTTATCTCATGGTGTCTATCCATTTAGAACACCTAACGAAGAAAGAAGATCTGTTTCTTTTAATTTAAATTTAAAAAGAAAAGAACCTATTAACGAATGAACATAGACAAAGTACCAATGGTCCGTGTGACGTGGTTAGATGCCCGTGATACAGAAACAGGGTGGCTTGATATAAAAGATGTTATTAATGCTCCGTTGGCCGTGTGCCAAGAGGTAGGATGGATGGTACATAATGGTCCAGAAAAAATAATTATTATGCGTTCCTATAGCAAAGATAAAGATGATATTACAGGTGGTGGCGCAATAGCCATACCAAAGGGATGGTTAAAAAAAATAGAATATTTAATAGTAAGTTATGCAGCACAATAAAAAAACAAAGTTTGTCATGTATGTAGATGATTTTTTAGATGAAGCTACGTTAAAGTCACTTCAAGATACAGTCACAAACCTTGAGTATCAAGAAGTAAAAAACCCTAATGGTCAATTGTATGGCATGCGTCATACTTTTGATAAAGGTATTAATAATGACCCATTAATAAAATTAATTAAACAATATTTCTTTCCGCATAGAAACCTTGAACCAATATCTGTAAGTGCACATTTACGAGAGAATAATAAAGAACCTTTATTTCACACTGATGATGATAAAGGTAATGTTGCTAACTTTCTTTTATTTGTAAAAGGAGAACCCTTGCTTAATAATGGTACAGGTTTTTTACATAATGAAAAGTTATCCTCACATATAGGTTTTGTAGAAAATAGAGGATTGTTTTTTAATGGTTCAAAAATATCACATTCAGATTTACAATCTTTTGGAGATAGCTCTAAAAGATACACACTTAATATTTTTTATAAAGAAAATGACTAAACTTTTTATTGGCACTCCTTGTTATGGTGGAATGATAACAGCAGATTATTTTAAAAGCTGCATGCAACTTACCGCAGTCGCAGCTTTAAATAAAATTGAATTACAGTTTGGAACAATTGGTAATGAGTCTTTAATTACAAGAGCTAGAAATACATTAGTGCAATTGTTTATGGATGATGAGCAGTATACTCATCTTTTGTTTATAGATGCCGATATATCTTTTGATCCGAACACCGTGATTAGAATGATAGATTTGGATGAAGATGTAGTGACTGGTGTTTATCCTCGTAAAACTATTGATTGGACTAAAGTAAAAAGAAAAGCAAAAGAAAAACCAGATATATCGGAAGACGAACTTCATGCAGCGTCGTTGCAGTATAATTTAAATGTTAAAGATTCAAAAAAAATAATTGTAAAAAAAGGTTTTATTGAAGTATTAGATGGTGCTACAGGTTTTATGTTAATAAAAAGAAACGTATTTAAAAAAATGGCTTTAGCTTATCCTGATTTAAAGTTTACACCAGATCAACATATTGGTGCTCCACACGATAAAACTTTTAATTATCATGACACCTCTTATTGGAATTACGCTTTTTTTGATACAATGATAGATCCTGATACAAACAGATATTTGTCAGAAGATTACGCTTTTTGTCGTTTATGGCAGAAAATAGGAGGTAAAGTTTATGCTGATATAGTTAGTGGTATTACTCATTACGGTAATTATTCATTCAAGGGCAACGTAGGCACTCAATTCTTGCCACAAAACAATAAATAATTTAGTATACTCCGACATGAAATTAGTCGATTTAAAGTTCCAACCAGGTATAGATAAACAAGACACTGCTTATTCAGCAGGAGATCAACGTAAATATGTTGATTCCGACTTTGTTAGATTTCACTACGGTAAGCCTGAAAGATGGAAAGGTTGGTCATATTTACCAAATCCTAATAAAACTATTGTGGGCGTGGTCCGTGATACGCACAGCTGGGTTGGTTTAGACGGGATAAGATATTTAGCTTTAGGAACTGATAGAAAATTATATATCTACACTGAGGGAGCCTTGTATGACATTACACCCCTACGTGACACGGAAGCTCTAACAAATCCTTTTACAACAAATGGCACAACTACAGTGTCAGTGGCTGATGCTGCACATGGAGCTGCAGTTGGTGATTTTGTTACCTTTGATTCTTTCTCAACAATAGATGGTTTAGATATGAATCAAGAGTTTGAAGTCACATCAGTGACAAGTGCAAGTGTTTACACCGTTACACATACTAGCACTGCTTCTGGTTCTACATCAGGTGGTGGAGGATCAGGTAACGCTAAATATCAAATAACCACAGGCCCTTCTACATCTACATATGGATATGGTTGGGGAACCTTAACTTGGAACACTAGCACTTGGAACACACCAAGATCATCTTCAAGTGTTGTTTTATCAGCTCGTCAATGGTCTTTAGATAATTTTGGTGAAGATTTAATTGCAACGGTTTTAAATGGTGGAACATTTATTTGGGATACTTCAGGTGGAACTGGAGTTAGAGCAACTGCTCTATCTAACGCTCCTACTGCGTCTAGATTTAGTATAGTCTCAACTGATACAAGGCATTTACTTATATTTGGAACAGAGACAACAATAGGCGATGCTTCTACACAGGATGATTTATTATTTAGATTTTCTGATAGAGAAGATGCAACTGATTATACACCTGTATCTACTAACGAAGCAGGCTCATTACGTATATCGGATGGATCTAGAATTATGGGAGCTGTTAAATCGTCTGGTCAAATACTCGTATGGACCGACACTTCTATGCATGGTATTCAATTTGTTGGTACACCTTTTACTTTTGGTCTTAGACAACTTGGTGCGAACTGCGGTTTGATAGCACAACATGCAGCCATAGAAGTTAATGGTAGAGCATATTGGATGTCTGATGATTCTTTTTACATGTATGATGGTGTTGTTAAAAAAATGCCATGTTCCGTACAAGATTATGTATTTGATGATATGAGCTATACAAATAGAAATGATATTGCTTGTGGTCTTAATGCAGCTTTTAATGAAATTATTTGGTATTATCCTTCAGCAAACGCTACACAAATAGATAGAGCTGTTGCTTACAATTATTTAGAAAATACTTGGTACACATTAAGTTTAGGTAGAACAACTTGGCTTGGTGCTTATGTATATGAACAGCCAATTGCTACAGAATATGACGCTAGTTTATCTGCTAACAACTCTACAATACTTGGTTTAACGGCAGGTGCTTCGTATGTCTACGAACATGAGTCAGGTAATAATCAAGCAGATGGTACAGCAATAACAGCCTTCTTAACATCAGGGTCTGTTGAAATAGCAGATGGTGATGAACTTATGTCTGTAAGTAAACTTGTTCCAGACTTTGATAATCTAGCTAATACTATGACAGCTACTTTAACATTGGAACAATATCCTCAGTCGGCAGACACTGTCACAACCACTGGATCTATTTCTAGCACCACAGAAAAAATTAATGTAAGAGGTAGAGGTAGAGCGGTTAAAATTAAATATGAAACTAACACAGTTAATGACACAGCTTGGAGACTTGGATCTACTAAATTACAACTTAGACCAGACGGAAGAAGATAATGGCTAAAATAACAATTACACGATTACCAAACGCAACACCAGAATATAGCCCTAATCAATTTGATCAAATGATTCTTTTACTAGATCAAATTATTCTTTTACTTAACACAAACTACCAACAAGATTTAAAAGAAGAATCACAATCGGAGGCTTTTTTCCTTGGCTAATGTATTTAAAAGCGCAATGGTGGATGTCACCACAACAGATTTAACAACCGTTATAACGGTTCCTACGGCTAATGCTGGTGCGACGCCACCAGTTCCGCCTACTACGGATGTAGTAAAATCTCTTTTAATTTGTAACGACTCTGGTTCAACAACTTTAGTTGATGTTGAAGTTGTTCGAGGCGCTGCAACTTTTGAATTATTCAAAGCAAAGAGTGTTGCTACAAATACAACAACAGAATTATTGACTCAACCTCTAGTTCTGCAAGAAAGTGATGTTCTTAAAGTTCAAGCCAATGCTGCCAATCAGGTGCACATTATAGCAAGTTTTATGGAGGTCACGAAAGGACAACTCTGATTAACTTACACTCTCTATTTATTACTCCCGTATTTTCACTACAACTTAAAAATCATGAACATCTTATTGATAGTATATATCAATTAAGAAAAAAAGATGAGATAGGCATGCCACGGTCTAATATTGGTGGTTGGCATAGTCATGATGAAATATATAATATTAAAAAATTTAAACCTTTAGTTGATGATATTCTTAAATATTCCAAAGATTGTTTTAATCACATGGATGTACAAGGTAATTACAATCCTGAAATAACTGGTATGTGGGGTATGATTAATCCACCAAGATCACGAAACAATGTGCATACACATCCTTATAACTATTTATCTGGTGTATTTTATCTTAAAGCTCCTAAAAAATGTGGAAATATTGTGTTTCTAGAGCCTAAACCACAGTCAGAGGTACTATCACCCCCTAAAACAGATAAAGCTTCTATACACCTCGCTCACAGCGTGCAATGGGAACCTGTTGAAAATTCCTTGATTTTTTTTCCTTCATGGTTACAACATGAAGTACAAACAAATAATTCTGATGAAGATAGAGTTATCATCAGTTTTAACATAAATTGGAGAAAAGACGATGCCGATAGTTGAACCTGCTGAATTACTAGGACACATTACAACTGAAGATGGAAGAAGAATTCCTCACTACAAAGTAAAAACTGAAACTACAATTACTCATGCTGACACTGGTGCTGAGTATAATTCAGAAGCAGAAGCTCAAGCTGATGTTGACAATCCAGGGACATCGACAACTGCTGAAAAAATAAGAAGAGATGTAAAAGTATTTGCTCCTTCTTTAGCAGATATGTTAGGTGAAACTCCTGAGTAATTAAGCGCTACAGGCCTCACACTCTACATCAGAATCTAAACCCGTTACTATAACCTGTGTATCAGAGTTATGTGGTTGACCTTGAATAGTATGTATATGTGGACCTTTTTTGTGTTCTAATAATTCTTTTTGTAATTTTTCGTTGTCTCTTTCCACTGCTAATAAACGTTCGTGGTATCTACTCACCTTATCAGCAAGGGTAGCTATAGCCTTCAATACTTCTTGATTTTCCATAATATCTCCTTGATTTATAATTTTTGGGTGAGATCTAATTTAAACATGTGTACAGAATATATC